AGCAGTGGTATCAACGCAGAGTACTAGCCAAAATTGCCAGCATGGGCAGTTCCTCTCGGTTAGCGGATGAGCAGGACGCAGGCCACGGACGCCGCCAGGACAAGCGCCAGCGCCGCGAACGTCTCGGCGTACGGGTGCTTGCGCTGGGACCGCAGGCGTGCCACCGCGACCGCGACGCCGGCCAGGATGATGACGGACACGGCGGGTGCGCGCCAGCCCGTCAGGAAGGCGTACGGGATGGCAGGCAGGACGCTGCCGGCGAGGGTGGCGGCGCCCATCGTCATGCTGGCCACGGGACCGTTCTCGCTGGTGGATAGCCACTCCCCGGCGGCCATCGAGATGGCGGCGCTCACCCCGCCTGACAGCGCCAGCGGGAACACGCTGCCGGTGTGGCCGGCTGCGTAAAGCACGACGCCCATGATCGACATCGAGCCATCGCACAAACCGAAAACAACAGGGGCGACGGGGGGGCGCCTCACCTGTGGAACAGCACGACGAGGAGGGTGATCAGTGCCGCCACGGTCACGATCGCCTGGAGCGCCTGGCCGACGTCGAGGCGCCGCGCGGCGCGGAACTCGGCGGATCCGGTGGTGGAGCCCTCGCCCCGGTCGATGCGCTCCTTGAGCTCGGCGAGCCGGTCGCCGAATCCGTCGCCGATTGTCTTGATCTGCAACTGGATCTGGTCGATCTGCTTCGTGAAGGACAGTTCGGTCTTCTCAGCCGCCTTGGCGGCGGCCTGCGCTTGCTCGAACACGGCTTCCTTGGCAGCCTGCAAAGCAGCTTTCAGGGCGGAGTCAGCCGCGACAGATGCCTGCGTGGTCCGTACATCGCGCTCGGCAAACTGAAGCTCGATGCCCTTGAACCTTCCCGGAACCGGATGTCGCGCTCGGCGAACCGCTGCCCGTACCGCGTGTCCGTCTCGCTGAACTTCCCGTTGATCAGGGCCAGCCGGGAAGTGGATATCGCTTCGACTGCGGTGAGCCTTGTCTCCATCAGCTCGCGCAGGTGGGCGATCTCGGTCTGGATGACGGTCGGGGTCCGGTTGACGGTCTCCGACAGCAGGGCTGTTGCCCGGTCCATGCCGTCCAGGCGGGCGGTCAGGATCTCCCGGAGCCCGGACAGTTCGCGGCGCAACTGCTCGGTGGTCAGCGCCGTCGGATCCGGCACCGGCGTCCAGCCGCTGTGGCCGGCGCGGGGATCGTCGGCTGCCACCACCGGGCCCCCCGTCAGCGACGCTTTTGCGTTGATGCTGGGTTGTCCGCTGGCCTGCCGGGGTCCGGGGCGGCGGGGCGGCTTACTGCAGACAGGTCTGCGGTCACGCTATGGTGACCGCGTGAAGAACCTCCGGGAGATTGCCCTGTATGCGGGCGTGCTCGGCGCGCTGATCGCCTGGGCGCTGCTGTTCCCGCCCTGGCCCTGATCTACTGGAGCACCACGTTGAGCACGGTGCCGCTGCCGCCGGCGACGCCGTTTGCGCCGCTGCCGTGCAGTGACCCGAAGGCACCCCCGGAGACCGATGTGGTGCCTGCCGTCCACGCGCTCAGGGTGTAAATCAGGATGATCCCCCCGCCCCCTCCCCCCCCGCCGCCGCAGTTGCCCGTGGTCACCGTGAAGCCGGCGCCCCCGGTGGCCGAGATCGTCCCGGTGTTGACGGCTGACCAGGCGATGACGGCGATGATCCCGCCGCCCGCTCCCCCCCCGCCGCCGGAGTTCGTGCTGTCCCCGCCGCCCCCCCCCGCCGCCGGCCGCGCCGCCGGTGGCCGAGACGGTACCCGCGACGTTGATGGCCCCGGAAAGCACTGTCGCGACCAGCTTGTACTGCGTCGCGCCGGTGACCTTCGGCGTCTGCCCGGACCCGCCGGCGCCGCTGGCCCCGAGACCCCCGGCTCCCGATGAGCCGGTGCCGACCGCCGCGCTGGACTGCGTGCCGCTCGCGCCGCCGGTCGTGGTGCCGTTCCCGCCGGACTGACCGCCCTGCATCGAGCCGGACGTGCCGTGCTGCCCCGCTGAAGCGCTCGTGGCGCTCGCCCCGTTGTAGCTGACCGTGCCGGCATTGCTGAACGCCCCGGCGCAGAAGATCCGCCACCCGCCGGGGTTCAGCGTCACGCTGTTGTTGATCGTCAGCGACGTGCAGAAGCAGTCCCGGGTCATCGTGTAGGTGGATCCGGCGAGGGATGACCAGCTGTTCGCCGTGGAGCCATCCAGGGTCGCGGCGCCGTCAGAGCCGTCGCCGAAGACGCCGCCGTAGTTCTGCGTCACCCACGCGGGCGCGGCCGACGCGGAGCCTGTGCCGGTCTGGGTGAGCACCTTCGGCGTCGCCGCCGTGTTCCCCGCCAGCCGGCTCGCGGTGCTGGCCCCGGACTCGTACTCGAGATCCCCGGTCGTGGTCATCGGCGACAGGGCATTGTAGGCCGCCGATGCCGAGGTCTGCCCGGTGCCGCCCGCCGCGATCGTGACCGTAGTCCCGCCGGCCGCTGTCTGCCCGTACGTCGCGGCGTCGCTAGACGCGCTGCCGTTCGCCAGGCTCGTGATCTTGTGGCTGTTCATCGACACGGCCGCCGCCGTGGCGTTCGCCGTCGCGATGGCGCTCAGGTCATCCGTTGAGGGGAGCGCCCCCGCCTGGGATGCGGTGATCCCCGTCAGCGCCGCGCCCGACCCCGACGGCGTGAGGTAATCCGTCCCCGCCGTCGCAGCCGAGACCGCCGTCCCGTTGCCTTTCAGGACGCCCGTCACGCTCGTGGACAGCGTGATCGCCGGGGTGGTCGTGGAGTTCGCCACCGAGCCCGCGAGCCCGTTGGCGGACGTCACCGAGACGCTGGTGACGGTCCCCGACCCTCCGCCCCCCCCTCCGCCCGCGCCTGCTCTTAAGTTGTATGCCAGCACGCAGGTAACGGTCCCGGTGCCCGCATACCCGGCGAGGACGGCCTGGAAATACTGGTACTGCACGCCCGTCGAGACGTTCATCCCGGCCGTGGGGGCGAGCACGGCCTCGCCGACATTGCCGTAGGTCACCCCGTCCACGGAGCCCTGCAGCTGCACGGAGAACGCGGTGACAGTGCCCGAGACGGACACCTCCAGGGTCAGCTCGTCCTGCAGGCCGGTGGTGTTGAACGGGGTGCCGGTGCCGTTCGCCGACACAGCGGAAAGCAGGGTGGTGGTGCCTGACATGGGGCTCCTCAGATCGGGCGACGGTGACGTGCGGGGAGGGTCAGGCGGGGATGAGCGTCCCGGCAGATGGGCCGTCGTACCACTGGTTCCCGGACCAGACGTTGGTGGCGGGCGCCGGGTCGTAGGCCGTGTGCGTGCCGATCTGCCCGCAGGTCGGGTAGATCATCGTGCTGAAGTAGTTGTCAGTGATCACGATGTTGCTCGTGTAGTGCAGCGTCACCGACAGGCTGCTGCCGCTGGTGCCCGCTTGCGAGAGGGTGCCGGTGCCGTTCGTGACGACGGAGACCGTGGTGGGCGGCGTGGACACGATGTTCGTGCCGGTGACCGTGGCGCCGTTGTCGGTCGTGACCAGCGCCGCATCCGTCAGGGTCGTGCCGCTGATAGTGCATCCCGTGTCGGTGCGGTTATTCACCGTGCCAGTCGAGCCGCCGTAGACGGCATAATCCCCGCCTACCAGCAGGTTCCCGGTCACGGTGACGTTGCGGGGGACGTTGGTGCCGTTGCCGCCGACCGCCGAACTGGCGATGTAGCACGCGGCGGTCTGCGACTGCTCGTTGATGAGGGTGTTGCCCTGCACCAGCAGCAGCGACAGGGACGGCCCCTCGCAGTTAATCCACTCCAGGTGATCCCCGGGCGCGTTCCCGATCGAGTGCATGTAGTTGTTCGTGATCACGGCCTGCGCGCCGTTGTAGCCGTTCTCCGCCCAGAAGAAATGGCAGCGGTCGATCACGCACCCGGCCGCGATGCCGGAGACGTCCTTGACGCAGCCGCTCATCCGCTCGCTGTCGTTGTTCGTCCCGGCGATGGTGCAGTTCAGGATGCTGGCCCCGGTGGCGGCACCGTTGAGCTTGACCCCGAACCCGCCCTGCCCGGTGGTCTGGATCAGGCAGTTCTGGATGGTGACCCCGGTGACCCCGGTAGAGACATTCACGCCGCCGGAGGGAATGTAGAGCCCGGACAGGATGGCGCCGTTAGTGGTGACGCTGACGAAGGTGCTCGACCACGCCCAGCCCGTGTTGGGGGCGCCCGCGCCGGCCGACGTGGTGACGAACCCCGTGCCGACCTCCACGAGCGACCCCACTGGCGCGCAGCCGGTGGTGCTGGCGTTCGGGAAGGCCAGGCCCGGCGTCCAGCCCGCGATGCCGGCGCCCCGGCCCCGCAGCACCTAGATGATCCTCTCGGCGAGGGAGCCGAGACAGGACGCCGTGGAGGTCGCGGAGCCGAGCTGGATGGTGATGACGAACGCCTGCGTTGTCAGGCTCGTCAGCGTGGGGGGTGCCTCCGGGTAGCCGCAGGTGGGGCCGTTCGTCCCGGCGACGCCGGCGGTCGAGCCGAGAGCGAACAGCGGGAGCAGGCTGCCCGACCAGGTGCCGCCCGAGCCGGTGGTCTGCAGGGTGACCTCGCCGGTGAACCGGAAGCCGCCCGTGTTGCTGGCGGTCTGCGCCGCCGAGACCTCGGTGGACAGCAGCGACCCGGTAAGGCCGCCGACCCGGGTCCGGACGGTGATGGTGCCGCCGGTCGTGCCGATCGAGATGGTCCCCCACGCGGTGAGCCGCCACGTCGCCTGGGCGCTCATCCCCGAGGGCATCGTGACGGCGGCGATGACCATCTCGCCTGCTGAGATGCCGACGCTGACTGCGGAAGTGGCCGCGGCGTTGGCGCCGATCCCCGCGACCTGCCCGACGTTCACGGCATCGGCCGGGGCCGATCCGGCGCCGAGCCCCGTGACCTTGCTGGCGCCCATGGCGATCGCGCCGGACATCGTGCCGCCGGCCGTGGGGAGCGCGCCGAGGTTTGTCAGGGCCGTGCTCGCGGAGGCGAGATCAGACAGGTTGTTCGCTGTCTGCGCCACTGCCGATGACGCCAGGGTCGCCGCAGAGCCGAGCCCGAGGTTCGTCCGGGACGTGCTGGCTGAGGCCAAGTCGGATAGGTTGTTCGCCGTCTGCGCGAACAGGGTTTCCAGTTGCGCCAGCGGCAGGTCATCAGACAGGACCGTCCAGAACCCGGCGGTCTGCGCGAAGCACGTGGTCCCCGTCGAGGTCAGCGTGATACCGGACCCGGTGCTCGTGGCTGACAGCTGGAACGTCTGGCTGCCTGTTGCTGACACCACGTAGTACGGGGTGTTCAGTGATAGCCCGGCAGGCGCGGTCGTGCCGCTGAGGTAGACGATCTCCCCGGTGGCGAACGGCGTCCCGGAGACGCTGGTGACGATGTTCGCGCTGCCGCCCGACGTCGCGGTCACGGCCCATGCCGCGCCGGCGGGGGTATAGATGAGCAGAGTGCCCTGGCCTGGCAGGGCGAACGGCGTCATCGACGTGGAGTAGGACCCGCTGGTGAATCCCGTGACCCGGCCCAGGACGTCAGGCGCGGTGGTCTGCACGGTCAGCGTGTGACCGGACGCCGTGTTGATCAGCTTGATGCCGGTCGGGTCGCCGGCGATCACGCCGGTGGGCAGTGTCGCGGTGACGTTCCCGGCGGTGGCGTCCACGGGGTTCATCTCGCTGGCAGTGACGTTGAAGCTGGAGGTCTGCACCGCGGTCAGCGGCAGCAGCCCCTGCCACGCCGGCGCCGTCGTGGTCCCCGTGGAGGTCAGCAGCGCGCCGGCGGCGCCGGTAGCGGACAGGCCCGTGCCGCCGTTGACCACTGAGACCGGCAGCGACGGGGCAGGCACGCTGCCGTACCACGTCGATCCCGCGTTGTAGGTTTCCAGCACCACCAGCGTGAGACTGGACGCGGCGGGATTGATGACGGGCGGGCCGCCGGCCAGCCACGTCACCGACCCGGGCCACGCCGAGGAGGGGAATGTCCAGTTCCCGGTGCCGTCCTGGTTCAGGAACAGGCTCACGGTCTGCACGTTCGCTGCCGTGGGCGTGATCGTCAGGCCGGTGATGTTGTGCGAGATGGTGATGTCCCACACGTCCGCCGTGGCGATAGAGATCGTGGGGGTGGCGGTGGACCAGGTTGCCGATGAGGCGGTGTCCCCGCTCCCGCCGGAGCCGTTCGCCGCCGCGGTCAGCCGCCCATCGGCGGCGACCGTGATGTTCGCGGCGGTGTAAGACCCGGCGCTGACTGCCGTCGCCGCGAGGGTTGGGTTCGGGTAGGTGCCCGCCAGCGATCCGCCGGCGGACCCGGTTGGCGAACCACCGCTGCCGCCGGCTTGCGTCCAGGTGCCGGGCGAGCCGGCCGTGGTGCACACCCAGACTTTCGCGGTCTGGTCGATGACGAAATCGCCTTTAAGGAACGTCCCGCTGGCGGGTGCCCCGGATGTCGTGGCGCCGACATAACGGCTGTCCGCAGTGGCCCCGGTCAGGCCCGCGATATTCACGTCCGGGGCGACAAGTTCGCCAGTTAGCGTCCCGCCGGACAAGGCCAAACGGTCAAGAGCACCGAAACCGCTAGCGACCACGCTTAACCTCCCGAACGGACATCAAGGTGACATATATCCGTTTGAAATCAAGTGATCCGTGAGGTTATTCGACCAGGTGAGCACCCCTGAAAGGGTCGTGTTGTTATCGGACTGGTTCGGCAGGATCCCCAGGCTCGCGATGAACGTCAGGTTGGTAGTCCCCAGCAGCGTGTACTGGCTCGCCGTGATTGAGTTCATCGCCGTGATCTGCGACGTGGACAGCAACTGGAGGTCCGTGAGCTGAGCCGCGGAGATGCTCGCCAGCGCGTTGATCTGCGACGTGGACAGCGCCGCCAGCGCGGTCATCTGCGCTGCGGTGATGGACCCCTGGATGCCGCGGGAGTTAGCGAGCTTCGAGCGTGCGTCGTTGACCCGCTGCTCCAGCACCTTGATTCGCTTGCCGTGGTCCTTGATGGTGCGAACCAATACCCTAAATGGGTTATCTGGGTAGGTTGAGATGGCTTACACCACCCTCGCCAATTTCGCCGCGGCTCGCTCATCGCAGCAGCCGCTCGGTTTGTGCACCGCGATCAGCGCCGCCGCACGTTCCTCGCCGGCCGGGGACTTCACCAGCCGCAGCGACGTGCCGCAGTCGTGGCAGGTCAGGTGTATATAAACGCGGCCCGAAGGCTGAGTGTCCTCGTGCCGGTCATACCAGTCGTCAGCCACGGCAACTCCCTACGGGCTCAATAGGAGATCGCCGATCTGGATTTGCGCCGATTCGGGTTCCTGCGAACCGCCCGGCATCAGCGTCCAGCCGGTCACGCGGCCGACCCCGGTGTAGCCCGGCACGCCGCCGCCCGGCGACGGGTGCAGGGCCGATGTGAGGGAAAGCTGCGCGGCCGACCCCAGGATCGTCTGCTTGATCTGCGGGTACTTGTCCCCCGGCATCGTCAGCAGCGGCGTCAGCTGCGTGTCGGTGACCTGCGGCAGGAACCCCTGCGCGTAGTTCTGCACCTGCGCATCGGTCGTCCAGTCCACCACGTCCGCCGTCTCCGCGACCTCCGACAGCGGGTAGCCGGCGTTGAGGTCCGCCAGGTCCACCGCGAACCCGGTCAGTGTCGCGTCAGTGGTCCCGGACTCATCGGAGGCGGTCGCCCAGACGTAGTTCCCGCTGGTCGAGCCAGTGGCCTGCCAGCCGTAGTCCGTGAGGTTGCCGTCGAAATTGTAGACCAGCCCGGACGCCGGGAATGGCAGCCCGAGGTAGGGGTAGGCCAGGTCCAGGTTCGTCTTGAAGTTGCCCTCAGCGTCCTGGTACGGCCTGGCGCTCATCTCGATCTCGTAGGTCTCGGTAAGCGTCGTGAGCGCATCGCTGACCAGCTGATATTGCGTGCCGTCGAAGGTGACCGTATCCCTGATCCCGGACTCGCCGCTGCTCACCGAGAAGCCCGCGACCTGCGCGCAGTTGGACGGGGCGCCCGATACTCGCTTGGTCAGCGCGTAGTTGACGAGGTAGCGCACCATGTCGAAGATGTCGTAATTGGTCAGGGTGAAGGTTGTGTTGATCACCCGGTGCGCGAAGATCGATTCCATCGTGGAGCACCCGAGCGGCAGGGTGCCGTCAAGGATGCTCTGGTGATTCCAGTCCCAGATCGGACCTCCCCACACGACCGCATTGTCCTGCAAGCACCAGAGGACGGACTTGCGCGGCTGGACTGCGGCGAGATTCGCGGCGTTCTGCTGCGGGCTGGTGCTGATCAGGTCAAGCGAGACGGTCGCGGTCCCGGTCGTGTTGATCTGCCGCGAGAGGCTTTCCGCCTCGATTGGCAACCAGTCCCCGAGAACCTGCCCCGTGATCAGATTCGTCGTAAGGTAGCGATATTGAGACATCTAGGCGACCGGGACCTGAATCACGCGAAGCGCCGCATTTTCTGCCACGAGAGCATTGAGATAAGTTGAGCCGGCCCCGAAGATCGTGCCGCCCGAGTCGTTCACATCCCCGATGAACACCCCGCTCACGGGCCCCGTGGCGGAGTAGGTGCTGCTTGTCAGCACCGCCAGCTCCGCCGTGTGCGGCCCCGCGTTCGGGGTGGTCCCCAGCGTCGCTGACGTGTACCAGGAAGCGCTGCCGCCACCCGAGGTTCCCAGCGGGTCATCGGCGCACATGAGGCTCACCGAATCGACGTGGGAGCCGTCGAGGAAGATCCCGAGGGTCACGCCGCAGTTGGTTTGCGTGTCGGTGACGCCGGCGAACGCCTGCGCGGTCATGCACAGCTGCCACTTGTAGAAAACCTCGTAGTCGCTGGTGCCGTCCGCGGTAAACGTCACGGACATCTGGGTGGAGTAGATCCCGTCCGTGTCGTTCGCGCCGCCGCCTTTGCCGCCGCCGTGGCCGCCGATCTCCCCGGTGCCGATCCCCCACGGGTCACTGGACGGGGTGCCGGGCGACTGTCCCTCGCCCCCGGTGGACGTGTTGATGACCTGGTAGCCGCCGACCCCGGTGAAGCCCAGAGACCCCACGGTCCCGGCGGTGCCAGTGCCCTGGACGAGGGTGCCGGTCCCGGCGTTGTACATGATCTGCGTGGCCGGGACAGCGGGAGCGGCGGTCGCGGCCGAGATGGGCGGCACGCACCCGGGCGGGACAACGAACGTCCGCACGTCGCTGACGGCTGACGGCGTGGTCGCGGACGTGGGCACCAGGACGTAGGCCAGCGCGATCGAGGATGACGTGGAGCCCGAGGGCAGCGCCGGGGCACCAGTCAGGTTAGTCAGGGTCGCGCCAGAGGTCGCGGTGCCGGTGAGGATCTCCGCCTGCGCGAACGCGCCCGAGCCGGTGTCCTGCACGTTCGCGCACACAAGGTCCACGCGCGGGTTGGATCCGCTGGCCGTGGCCACCGTGAGGGAACCGGAGGCCATCAGGCCGAAGATGTACGCGCCGCTGCCGCTGACCGAGTTTGGCACGCAGCAGTAGCCCGCCTGCACGTTCACCGTCAGGCCGGAGCCGGGCAGCGTGACCATCATCTGCCTCAGGCGTCGGGTAGGCAGCCCGGGAAAGACGCCCCCTGCCGGGAGGACCGCTGAGACGGTGCCGTGGTCGAAGACCTTGGTGCCGCCCCAGAACTGCCGCAGGTGCAGCGAGTTATAGGTAGCGCCATCCGTCCAGAAAGGGGCGCCTACCGAGACCGGGGATGAAGTCAAGGCGCACCCCCGGCTGGGCGGAAAACTACGTTGCTCAAGTGCTAATGGGGGTGACCCTGACAGTCGCTGCCGCCGTGCTCGAAGCGCTCAGGGTCGTGGTGAAGGACGAGGATCGCCGACTGGAAAGAGAACGTGACGGTGTGCGACCCGGCGATAGGCCGGTTGCTCCCCGACGACGTGTAGTAGCGGGCCGAGCCGCCGCAGGAGAACACCGAGGATGAAGCCGGGTAGACCACGGTCTGATCCACCACCGTGGAGTCAATCTTGACTTCCAGCGTTACGAGCAGTGGCGCGGTCGAAACGGTAAAACCCGTCCATTTGTAATAAATCTCTACATCCGTGCTCCGTCGCAAACGAACGTGCTGGTCGTGGCAATCGTGGTGAGGACGCCCTTGGCGCTGGAGTCCGTGACGTTGGACGTGGCCTGCGCCATCACCGGAACCCACGGCAGCACCGGCAGCGAGGCCACCGACCCCGCCGTGCCCGTCCCCTGGACGATCGTGCCCGCCGCGATGTTGTACATCAGCTGCGTGGCCGGGACAGCCGGGGCCGCGCCGGAGTTGGCGATAGGCAGGATGCCGCCCGGCGCGACGACATACGTTCGCTCGTCGGTGATGTTCCCCGAGGTCAGGGACGCCGCGCCGGCGTTCACCTGAACTTCAGCCAGCACGATCGACGGCGTTGGCGGCGTCGGCGCCGAGGGGGATGACGCCGGGGTGCCCGTGACCGTCTGCACGTACGCGGCCGAGGCGGAAGTTCCCAGGTCGTTCACGTAGGCGACGATCAGGTCAATGCGCGGGTTGGTGGGGTCCGCCGCCGCGAGGGTCAGGTTGGTGATCTCCGTCATGGCACCGAAGATGTAGCCGCCCTGGATCGCGCTCGCGGCCGGGACGCAGCAGTACCCGGCCGCGACGTTGACCGCGAGCCCGGACCCTGCCGAGACGGCCATCGCTCCGCCGCCGGGGAACACGCCGCCCGCTACCGCGTTGGCGGACGTGGTGCCGGTGTTAAGGACCGATGTGCCGACCACGTACTGCCGGAACGGGGTCTCGGCGGACAGGGCTGCGGTGTCCATGAAGGCGGCCACGCCGCAACTTATTGACGTGGCCACTAAATCAGACCCCCTCTATCACACGTACGCACTCGCCCACGTCATCGAGAGCACCGATCCGGCTGCGCCCGTGCCCGTCATGTAGATCACGGAGGTTCCGGGCTCGATTACGAACCAGGCCGAGCTTGAGTCGGCCGGGACGAACACCCCGTCCTTGAACGCCTGCCGGGAGTCCATGCTGAGCACCAGCGTGTCGCTGGCAGTGAGCACGAGCCCGGTGAAAGTGACCGCCTGCCCGGTGGACCCGTTGATCACCGAAGGGGAAGTGATCGGCCCCTGCACGGTGATGGTGGGCCGGGTCTCGAACGTCCCGGAGTTGACTGCGATCACGCCCTGCGTGCCCGGCGGGACCCCGGCGGCGAACGTGACCGGCAGCCATGCGGCGGGCGATCCCGAGGACGGCAGCGTGGTCGGGGTGACGATCGTGTTGGTGACGCTGGACTCGGTTTGCGCCGCCACCGCGTATTTTCTCGGGTCCGGGGCCACCAGCGGAATGCTGAAGATCACGTCACACAGGGTCGGGTAGGTTTCCCCGATCGTGGACGTGGCGTTGCGGCGGACGTAGGCGAGCTTGGGAACCGGCTCGTTGTAGATGAAAGTTCCCAGGTCGGAGAACGGGACGGCCTGCTGCAACTGCGCCCTGGCGACGTCCCGGAGGGCCTGCGTCGGCGCGGACGCCATCACCGTGAGCGTGATCATCCGCGGCCCGTAGTACTGCGCCGCCGCCCATCCGCCGTGATCGGCGGACCGCTGGATGACCTGGCCCACGGCAGTCGGCGGGCTGTCCCAGCCCTCGACCTTCTGGAGCATCCACGCCGTGCCGTTGGAGTCCACCCCGCCGAGCGGGATCGTGAACGCCGAGGCCGACCATGAGGGCTGGCAGGAGATGGAGCCCGTCCAGTACCCGGTGTCAGCGGAGACGACGGGCGTGAAGACGCTGGAGACATCGAAGTTCTCGACAACAAGGAACGTGTCGCCGCTGTAGCCCACGGACCAGTTGGCGACGTAGATCCCGGCCGGCGTGCTGGAGGGAACCTGCCACCACGCCGTGAACTGGCCCGTGCCGGTGCGCCAGATGGTGCCCGCTGCGGGGGTGGAGTCCGGGCCGCTGTAGGTGTACGGGCCGGCGGTGTCGGAGACGAACCCGATCTCGTTACCGTAAGTGATATCCAAGGTGACGCTGGTGGGATCTACCAGGATGCCGCTTGATTCATCGTAAATAGAACGCGAGCGATAGCAAGTACGCCTCACCGGGAATGGCGGGGCTTGGGGGGCTCAGCGACATAGGGCATCACCCCCATCTCCGCAGGTGAGGCGCTATAATCAGTACGTGACTACTACACCGAAAGATAGGTTCGGGAATCCTCTGATCTACAGGGCCTGCGTTGGCTGCGGCACGGATGCCTGGATGCGCGAGAATGGCAAAGGCTTCTGCTCCCGCTCCTGCTCAAAGAGCGGCGTCAACCACCCGGGCTTCGGGAAAACCGGCGAGAGCAGCTTCCGGTGGGTGGGCGATAAAACCAGCTACGCCGGGGCGCACAGGCGCGTCAACCGCGTGCGCGGCAAGGCCGACCACTGCTCCGTCTGCGGCGCGACAGATCCATCGCTCCGCTACGAGTGGGCCAGCCTGACGCACGACTACGCCAACCCGGATGATTACGCCGCGATGTGCAAGCTGTGCCATCGGCGTTTCGATGCCGAATCCTGGGCGACGGGATCCAAACACCACATGGCTAAGCTCACCGAGGATATAGTCCGCGAGTGCCGGGTCAGGTATGCCGCCGGCGGCATCACGAGCGTTGATCTAGCCAGCGAGTTTTCCGTGTCCCAGTCGGCGATGTGGAGCGCGATCCACGGTGTCACCTGGAAACATGTGGCATAACTACGCCAATGACAGCATTTTTGAGATCTCATGGGCGACCCCGGTCACTTCCTCGTGGCTCAGCTTCCCCTTGCTGCCGTGGAGGTTGATGGTCACCATCGGGGCGGCCTTCTTGTCGTGGTGCTTGTCCCCGGCCGGCCCCGTGTGGTGCTCGTGATGGTGCGCCGCGTGATGCGCGGCGTGGTGACCGCCGCCGCCTGACGGGTGCGGGATGTCCGACAGCGGGATGCCCAGCGCCCTGGCCAGTTCCCTGGCGATGGTCTCGCCGGCCTTCTCCAGCGCCGCCTTGTCGCCCTCCAGGCCCTTCAGGAAGCCCTTGTTGATGTTCTGGCCGTACTCGATGTCGGCTGCCCGCTGGCCGATCTTCCGCTGATCGTCCTGGATGTACTGCTCGTCCTTGTTGATCTCCTTGATCAGTTTCTCGCCGCCGGAGATGATGGCCTCGCCGTACTCGATGCCGTCCGCCGGGTCCATCTGCGCGACCTGCGACAGCAGCGCCCTGGACAGCTTCATTTTCTTCAGCTTGCCGAGGATGTCGAAGAACTTGTGCAGCTGCGCGAGATCCTTGCCGAGCCCGGCCTTGATCTCCGCCCCGGTGACCTTGCCCGTCCCCCCGGATGCGGTCGTGCCCCCGGTGATGTTCGACAGGGCGTCATCGCTCGCCAGGGAGGACGTCACCTGGGAGGCGTACTGCTTCATCGCCGCGATCGTTGCCGACACCTTGGCGAGCTTCTCCATCGCGGCGGTCTGCGCGGAGATCGTGGACTCAAGCTTGGATGCGGCCGGCCCGGCGTAATACTCCTTCAGCATCGCGATGGTCTTGGCGGACTCGTCCCGGATGTTCGCCGCTGTCTTCAGGGAGCCGTCCGCGAAGGCTTTGATGATCGTCTCGGCGTCGTCATGAGCCCACTTGGCGCTCTTGCCCTTGCGCAGTTCACCCGCGAGGCCACCTGGGCCGCCGCTGGCCGTGCCCATGTCCACGGTGTCGCTGACGTTGATGTTGAAGATGTCCTGCGGGAACCCGAAGTGCGCCGACGCGGTAATGCCGCCGCCGGCGTAGTGGCCGGTCTTGTTGCCGCGTGCGACCCTCGAGCCGCCGTACTTGGCGTTGGCGGCATGGACGAACGCCGCGCCGCCGAGGCCGCGCACGGCCTCGGGGACGAGGATGCCCTCACCGGGTCCTACCGCGATGAGCCTGTCATCGACGCCGGGCGCGTAGCCGGGGATGACGGCGCCAGTGGCGGCGCCCGGCGCCAGCGGACTGGGGCCGGTGACGCCTTTAAGGCCGTGGGTCGCGACAAAGTTCGTCGTGATGGTGATGGACTTGCTGTGCAGGGCGTTAAGGGCGGCGTTGAACGCCTGGACCTTCCCGGTCGCGGTCTGGGCCTGTCCCCCGGCGGTGACCAGGCTGTTAGCGAAACCGTGGACCTTCCCGGTCGCGGTCTGGGACTGGTTGCCGGCGGTGGCCGTATTGCTGCCGGCCTTACCGACGCTGGTAGCTTCCTTCTGCGCGGAACTCTGCGCCTGGTCGTAAGCGTGCGCGACCTGCTGCGCCCAGTAGGCGGCGTTCTTCCCGGCGGAGCTGCCGGTCTGCTGGGCTTGCGTCAGGTGGTTAACGTCCGTGTAGAAATGGGAAGCCGACAGCGCCGCAGTCGAGATCGCCGCCGTCACCTGCCCGGACATCACGTTGCCGAGGTTCTGCGCGATCTTGGACATGTTGGCCAGCTTGATCGTGGTGTCGCCGGTGATCTTCCCCAGGTTCTTGACGGGATCCTTGATGTCCTTGACGGCCTTTTCCAGCTGCGGGAACGTGCGGATGTTCAGCCCGGCGTTCTGCGCGAACGCGACCAGTGCCGCCTGCGCGGGCTTGCTGTCCTTCGCGAAGCCCATCATCTGCTTGGCCATGTCCAGGATGGCCTCGTTGAACTTCGGGGCCGAGATCGCGCCCATGGCCAGGGCGTTACGGAACCAGTCCACGAGCTGCGGGGCAGTCGTGGACCCGACGACCTGGGCGAAGTTCTGCCAGGCTGACGCCCCCGTGCCGGTGAAGTGCTTCAGTGACTCGGCGAACTGCTTAGTGTTCAGGCTCAGGTTCTGCGTCGAGTTCGACAGGTTGTTGGAGACCTTGCCGACGACCTGCCCGATCTGCTCGATGCCCGTCTCAAGACCCGCCAGGCCGCCCGTCCCCCCGGTGACGGTCTGCATGAACTGGTCGAATGCCTGGTTTACCTGGTCCATCTTCGTGCCCGCCAGCCCGGTCTGGATCGCCATCGCCAGCATGTCGTGGCCGACCATCCCCGTGGACTCGCCCATCGCCCGCAGGCCGTCCATGTAGTCCCGGACCTGGTCCCCGGCCTGGGTCCACTGGCCCTTCTGGGTCTTCAGCGCGTTGGTCAGGTTCACCCCGGCTGCCTGCGCCACGCCCATCGCCTGCGGGATCGTCAGGTGGTATACCTTCGCGATCTGCTCCGAGCCCTGCACGGTCCGGGCGATATTGCCGACCTGCTGGACCTGTGCGGCGTTATAGGTGGCAACGTCCCGCGTGGCCTGCTGATATGCCGTGGACACGTAGTAAGCCGCGTGCCCCACGTCCGTCCCGAGTTGCGTCCCCCGCTGCGCTGCGGTGCCGAATTTGTTCATCACGGCTGTCGCCGCCGCCGACTTCAGCGCCAGGTCGGCCAGGCTCGCGCCGGCATCCCGCAGGACGGAGAAGTCGTTCGCCTTGGTGACCATGGTCTCCAGCGAGGCGGTGAACTGCTGCGCCGCCGTCCTGGCGCTGAGCAGCTTGTAGATCAGGAACCCGAGACCGGCGGCTACCACTGCGATGCCGAGGGTCTCGAAGGTGCTCAGCCCGGCGATCGCAGTGCCGGCCTCGGCACCGAACGCGGACATGGACTCGCCCGCGGAGGCTATCCCCTCGCCGAATACCGGTAGCCGCGCCCCTGCAGCCGCGATCCCGGAGCCGACCCGGCTGATGATGGCAGGCAGGATCCCGAACACGTTGCGGAGAATCCCGGCGGCCCGTTCGAGGCTGAAGAACCCGCCACTCAGTTCTTCCGTGGCGAGACCCATCTTCGACAGGGCACCGACCGCGACGCTGCCCCATGTGTTGAACTCATGGAACGCGAACAGCAGCGTGATCGCCGACGCGCCGGCGATCTTGAAGTGGCCTGCCAGGTCAATCAGGGATGCCGCGAGATGGGTTACCCCGGCAAGCCCGGCGAGCATCACCTCGGCGAGGCCTGGCATCTGCGCCGCGAACCCCAGCAGCGCATGCCCGAGATTGCCGAAAACCTGCCCGATTTCGACCAGGTCGGGGGTCATGTCCGACAGCAGCCCGTTCATGGTCGCCCCGGCGCCGCCCGCGGGAGAAGTCGTAGACGAGCTTCGCGGCGAAGCGGTCGAAGATCTGGCCGACCTGCAGGCCCTCCTCCGCCAGGTTCCCGAAGCTTTCCTTCAGGATGTTCAGGCCGCGCCCATCGCCTGGTAGACGTCCGGGTTGGCCTCGTTCTGGATCTTCTGCCACACGCCGGACAGGCCGAGCATCTCGCCCATCGTGTGCCCGGCGGACTGCCCCAGTCGGCCTCGGTCGCGTGAACAGGCTTGTCATGTGCTGGTAGATGTTCCCGGCGCCCTGCATCCACACGCGAACGCCCACGCCCCCACCGCCACCGTCGCGGGGATGGCGACGGCGGCGAACTCGACCATGCTGGAGATCACCGCGTGCAGCGCGGTCGCGCCCACCCGGATGCCGGTCCCCCACAGGCGGAAGGTGTTCGCGCCTTCCTTCGCGGCCTGATCCGTCTTGTTCATGGCCGCAGCCACATCGGTGCCGCTCGCGTCAGCCAGCGCGCGCAAGGGCGCGATCGCCCCGGCGGCGTCCTCGCCAAAGGAGTTGATCGCGGCGCCCGATGCCTCGATGTGGCTGGTGGCATTCTCAAGATCGGCATTAGCCTGGGCGACTGCGGACTGCCAGTCGCCGGCGAACGACTTCGCCGCCAGATGCGACTCGTCGGCCATCATGCCTTCGCGGTTTATCAGCAGCTCCAGTGCCTGCCCGTACTGGAGTGAGGCGGTGATCGCCCGCTCCATGGACGACATTCCGCCGCCCATGGAGTCGCCGAGCTTCTTCTGCGCCTCCGCCAGGGCTGCCGTCAGGGCCGCGATGCGGACGAAGCTGCCCTCGTTGACCTCGAAGGACACCGGGATGACATCGCCGCCGGACGCGGCGACGAACACCCGGGACCGCTCGATGACGGCGGCCAGCTTCTCCTCGAACGGCCCCGGCGTGACCGGAACCTCAACGGGCGGCTCCCCCGCGGTCTCGGCGGCTACCTTCTCCCGGAACCCGTCCGCGTCCGGGTCGATGGGGATCTTGACGTCATCGCCCTTGAGGGCGTCAACCTCGGCCTGGACCTTCTCGGCGAACCCGTCCATGTCCGGGTCCACGTCGATCTTCAGCGTGAAGTCGTACTTCTCCAGGTCGGCCTTCAGCTTCTCCGCAAAACCGTCAGTATCAGGCTCAACTACGATGTACGCCGTGGCCACGCCTTTAATCGGAAGCCTTCATCGGGCATCCTGGCATCACCACCCCGGCCCGGCGCAACGGCGGGCAACTACGTAGGCATGATCAGCGGGACGGCGGTGCCTGCAACTCCGGGTGCGCGTCGATGTACGCCTGCTGCTCCGGGCTCAGCTTCCCGGGCTTCTTAACTTCACTGAAGCTCGCCAGCGGGGCCAGGTCCGGGTCACGCGCGAACGCCTCCCGCGTGGCAGGAACGGGTGCCCGGTCATAACTGCGGCCCGGCGGCGCCTGCGGTGACGTCTCGGCCTCGCTGACACGGTGCCGCTCGCCCTTCAAGATCGCCGCCAGCACCCCGCCGTACGCGGGCAGCCGGTCAGCCAGTGCCAGGAACCGCCGCGACGGCATCGCCCGCATGTCATCCACCCGGTGAAACGCCGACAGGTCCGACTCGATGTCATCGAGATGCGCGAGAATCCACGACCAGCGCTCATACCACGTCAGGACTGCTCTTTTGGGCCTTTCCCCAGCTGGTCCTGGATTTTCACCACTACCTGGGCTAGCTGCTCATCGGTCATGTCCCGGTTGGAGCGCAGCACGTTGTAGCCCTCGGTGCCGAGCATGGTTTCCATCAGCCACGTTGACGCGATCAGTTCCCCGTGGCGGCGGATGGCGTCCATGTAGTTCAGTGCCCAGTTCGCCGGGGGGTCTCGGGGACGCTGTAGGGCTTGCCGTCCACGTAGAAGATCACCACGCGCCGGGACGGGATCCAGGGCGTGGTGGTGATCGTCAGGGCGTCGGCGGCGACGATATCCGCCGGGGGTGCCGCGCCCTCGCCGCCTAGCTCAGTTTCAGGCTCGGCGGTCTTCGCGGGGTCCGGCTTCGGCTTCGCGGGAGCGCGCCGCGTGGGTGCGCGCTTCTCCGCTGCCGCTGGCCGGTTAGTTGCTGCCATGCTCTCCCGATCGGGACATGAAAAAGCCCCGCACGGCGGCGGGGCCTTTCCGGCGGACTAGCAGTCTGATCCCTGAAAGGTACTCTGATCAGGTCGTTTGATCGATCGAGTGCCAAGGGCTCACCGAGCCACTTACAAAGTACGCCTCGAAAGTTACGGCGTATATCGCGTTCTTCTCCTTCTCGTACGAGAACGTCGCCTTGGACTTGGACAGCACCTTGTAGATGATGATCCGGCGCCGGCAGGAGATCTCAGCCGTGCCGGTCGTCGGCGCCCACCCGTCGATGATCAGCGTCGTGTAGTACGGCTGCGTCGCCGAGGTGGCCGTGTTGATGTCGGACGTGGTGTAGGCGGACTGCACGCCGAGCTGAACCGTCTGGTTCATCGCGAGGTTGAAGTTCTGGAGCGTCGTCTCAGCCAGCGACGTGGTGACGGAAATGGACTGCGCGGTGAGCCGGCCGCCGATCGGGAGCGTGATCTGGTCCACGATCTGGTCGGTGTAGGTGTTGTCCACCTCGGCCATCACGCCGCCCTGCGTGCCGCCCACGTCGCTGAAGTTCGGCGGCGTGGAGGCGAACGCGGAGTCAGCGGGGGTCGCGGTGCCGAACGGCGCCCACCACATGACTCCCGGACCTTGAGTTAGGTTTGTGGGGACAACTGCCATTTTAAACGCTCCTATCCCGTTTGCCGGGTTCTAGAAGGGCATGAAAAAACGCCCCGGCGGTACCAGGGCGGAACGGGAAAGAGGGGCGGTTAATATACCGCCGTGGTCTGCACCAGCGCCACGGTCACGTTCGTGACGGTGGACAGGGTGATGTTGATCAGCGCGCCGCCCGGCTGGTCCAGCAGGGTGTGGAAGGGGCCGAAGGCGTACAGGTCCGTGGCCGTCAGCGAGACGGTGCTGAAGTTCGTCACCGCCTCGCCGAGGACCAGGGTGCCGAAATCGACCTGCACCGTGGCCGTCGAGGACGCCAGCAGCACCAGGAAGATCTCCCGGCCGGAGTTACTGAACGAGATCGTGGTCCCGGTCGCAGCCACCAGCAGGGTCGTGAGGTTAAGGCCGGGGCCATCGGCGACGAACGGGGTGGGGGTGAGGGTCTGCGTGCCTGCCATGGGGCGCTCCTAGTAAACGGCGGTGGTTTGCAAGAGGGCGACGGTGAAGCTCGTCACGGCCGGCCCGAGGACGACCTGGATGAGGCTCCCTCCCGGCTGGTCAAGGAGGGTGTGGAAGGGGCCGAACAGGGACGTGTGGCCGTTCGTCAGGTTGACCGTCGTGAAGTTCGCGACCGCCTCGCCGAGGACCAGGGTGCCGAAGTCCACGGTCACGGTCTGCGACGTGGTGGCGGAGCAGACGGCGAGGATCTCCCGGCCGCTGTTACTGAACAGAAGCGTCGTGGAGGTAGGGGTCGCGAGGAGGGCGGTGATGTCCAGGCCCGCTCCGTCAGCGACCATCGCGGTGGGGGTGAGGGTCTGCGCCATTTACTGCTCCTCGGTCTTGCCGGCGTCGTCAGCCGGGGGCGTGGCGGGCTTGCCGTTCTTCGGCGGCACTTCGGGAGCGGGCTCATCGAGGACGGATTCGAGGAGGCCCTGCTGGCGCAGGTTCTCTACCTCGTCCTCGTCCACGTCCACGGGCTCGTGCTTGATCGTGAGCTTCACCAGCGGCATCGGGTCTCCTATGTGTCAGTCGGGATCGGTGCGACCGGAGCCCACGAGAGAGCGAGGTCGGCGCTGTAACGTGCATAAGTGCCTGCGTCCCCGTAGATGCGGCGCGGCTCGGTCAGGAAGTACGCCGTCAGCACCTTCGCCGCCGGGTACTGCACCCCGCCCGCGGTCGGCGTGACGATCCGGCCCACGTGCGCCTTGTCGTAGAGCGCCATCCGGACCTGCTCCGCGAGCGCGTTCGCCTTGAACCACGGCGGCTTGTTACTGCCGGGGTTGTTGGCGAGGAAGTCCAGCTGGATGACCGGGTGCGCTACCGGGATGTCCATGTCAGGGATGCCGCCGACGACGGAGACGAGGATCGCGCCGTACGTGGCCCACTGCTTGTTGTCGGACGGAAGCTGGGTGGCCACCACGTCCACCTGCAAGCCGGCCATGGTCTGGATATAGGTGACGCAAACCGTTTCGCTGTTGGGCAGCAGAGTGACGGCCACGGCTCACCGCCCGCCTTCGCGCTACCGTTGGCGCATGCGGAACCGGGATCTCATCAGGGCCATGCAGCGCGCGCTGGACGTGACGCGCCCCGAGCTAGAACACGTCCTGACCTGCAAGGACTGTTACCTGTTCGACTCCGACGACGCCGGCCCGCATTTCTGCCACGCGTTCGAGATCGAGTTCCGGGGCTGGGTGCCGCGCGAGCGGACACCCGAGGAGCAGGAGCAAGCGCAGATGTGGATGAACATCTACGGGCCGGTGATCCAGCAGGCGCTCCAGCGCAACCTGACCTTCGGGCAGCAGTCCTAGGGCTGCACGCTGTCATCCGGGCGCCGGCCGCCGTGCTCGGCGAACCACGCGGCCTCGCGCTGCTTCGGTGACGCGCTGAGGGCACCGTGCCGCTGATCTCCGCCGAAGCCGAAAGATGGCTGCCACGGAACCGAGCGCCCGTGCGGCATGAGGGCGCCGATCGGGCCGCCCCATGCTGCCCCGTACAAAGCGGGCCTAAGGAACGGACGGGCAGGAACCCACTCAGGTCCGACTACGCCCGTTGTGCGGTGAAATGTTCTGTGGCCCAATTCGAGATATGCGGCGTACTCACGGCCGGCGTCGCCGCCGACTGCGGACACGATGAGGTCGGTGCCGTCCATGTGATGCGAAACAGATATCGCCAGCGCGCCCGTCTCCTTCGGCGCGTACCGCCGTGCCCTCTCGGCGATCTCCGGGCCGAGCTTGCCGTCAAGGAACGGGATGCAGGCTTCGGCGGCTTTCACTCCGGCGTCAGCGTCCACGACAACTCGCAGGGGAATCGCCCCCTAGTCGCTGACGAGTCCCGCCGCCGTGCGCTCCTTGAGCGTGAGCACGATGTCCGGAGGGGAGCCGAGAGACGGCTGCAGCGAGACATCCCGGATCTCGTAGAAAGGCATCGTGCCCGCCAGCGAGGTTCCCGCCGCCGCCGGGTTCCAGGTGACCTGCAGCGAATCGGTGTCGAGCACGTCCAGCCATGACGGGACGATGGCGATGACGGTGCGGATCGTGCGCGGCATCTGCGTGGCGGGATCGAAGACGTTCTTCGTTTGCTCCGCGAGTTCGGCGGGGATGCCGGTCTCGTAGGGCAGGAAGCTGTCCACGGTGTCGCCGTAGGCGTCCGTCGTGGTGCCCCTGCAGACCGTCACGATGCAATTGGGCTGCACGGGCACCTCCCCTCGCTGCGCTCCTGCTGCTAGTTGATCTGCTCCCAGTACCCGGCGGCGACCTGGAACGACGACGCGGACACCGCGGACCCCATGACCGCGTTCAGGGTCAGGGTCGCGCTGGCGGTGACGGTGACGGCGGTCGCCGAGGCGTTGCCCGCCAGCCAGATGTTCCCCGCCGAGGTCGTGGAGACCGAGGTCTGCATCTCGGCCTTCTGGATGACCTGGACGGCGACGGTGGAATAGAAGCTGACGGTGGCCTCGACGTTCCACAGGTTCGCGGCTGCGGATGCCAGCGGCGCGGCGACGGCGATCATGTTGTCGAGCACGGTCCCGGCCGAGCCGCCTGAGTAGGTGTGCCAGCACAGCGTCGGCATCGCGCTGGCCGGCATCGTGTAGAGACCCCAGGCGTGGAGGCGGAACACGGACCCGGCGACGGCCAGGGCGGTCGCGGAGGCGGGGACGGTGACGAGGGCCTGGTTGGTGGTGGCGTTGGAGATCGCCGTGCCCGCGGCTGTCAGGCCGTCAGAGGGGAGGATCTGCGATTGGGTGGCCAGGAAGTCAGCGGCGTATTCGCGCGTAATGGGTGTAGAAGGGATGGAAGCGTTCATCTGGGCGACAGTGAGTGCCATGACGGGGCCTTTCCGTGCGTGCGGATGGGAGCGCCCGCACGTTGCGGGGCTGAGAGAAGTACGGTGGATGGCGCGGCGGGGCGAGTTGCCGGCGGTGAAGGCCGCGGATTACTGACTTGGCACGTCAGCGCCCCGCCGCTTCACCACCCCAGAAGCGGAGCTGATGGCAGCACGCCCACCGTGCGCAAGATGGTCGCCGCCCTTGGCGCTAGGGGCGGCTGGATCTGCATGGTCGCGCCGCCGGCGCGGGTCTGCGAGATGCTGCCGCTGATGGCCGTCGATGAGAACTGGCTCTTGGTCAGCGTCGGATCGTTGTTAGCCAGCTCGAACGCGCACTGCGCGCAGGTTGCCCGCATGAAGGCGTCGATCACGCTGGGGTCGGTCGGCAGCCCGTCCGCGTTCACCGCGTACACCGCGCCGATGGCATACAGGTCAATCGTCTCGGTGGCACGTCTTAGCGCCGGGGTGAGAACGGACGCGGGCGTGGACGTATCCCCGCTCCAGGCGCTGTACTGCGCTGCCGTGGCGTAAACCCCGGGGCCTGGCGTCTGGGTGACCAGGGCGGAGATCGTGACCGTCTGGGAGATCTGGAGCGTGCTAGAGGGTCCTGTAGCGCTCCACAGGACCGCGTAGTCACCGGGAGAGACCGTGGTCGCGACGTTCCACACGTAGGTGTAGGTGGCCGGGTCTACCTCGGTGATGCCCGTGCCGGCCGGCCCGATCAGCGCCGATCCGCCTGCTGCGGGCGTGATCGTGATGCTGGGGCTGGAGACCGCCTGCTCGAACCCTGAACCGAGGTAGGTCTCGAAACCGGCCTGAAGGACGATCTGGCCGCCGGGGACGGCATACAGCCAGATGTCGTTGGAGAAGGGGACGCCCACCGGCTCACCGCCTGACATGGGACGATGGGCGGCATGAGGCACTGGCGAGGCGAAGACTGGCCGTACGTGCATTGGCTGTACGCCGGCCCGCATTTGCTAATCGAGACCGTCCACAAGAACGCCGCGAGCCTGTACGTGGACCTACGCGCGAGCAAGTCCCGGATCGATGACCCTGAAGACTGGGCCACCCACCTCGCAGTCAATGGCGTGCTACCCGATCAGCCCATCTACGCCACGGTCGGTTACACGGAGCCGCGCGAGAAGCCCGAGGCGCCACCGTACGGCCCGAGACGGCCGCGCGTGCGGGTCAGCGGGCGTGCGCGTCCCCAGTAGCCGGGACCGCCGCTACCAGTTCATCCCGCGTCATCCCCGAGGCTTCTTCCTCGCTGAGTGCCCCGAGAGCAACCACGTAGGACCGCCAGACCTCTTGCGAGGCATTGCCTCTCGGCCGCTCGGGCTCGTCCGTGCCGTCGATGTCCACCGGGGGCAACTCCACGGCAGCAGCGGGCACGGCGTCCTTCTCCGCCGCGTCAGGCTCGGCGTCTGGCAGGACATCCCCGCCGGGCCACGGATCACCTGACTCCGTGACCCGGCGCAGATCCCCCTCATCCCACCGCTTCCGCATCACCGGCTGCAAAGGGAGCGTGCAGCCGACGACGTGACCGCGGATCTCGCCCCTCGGCGCGATCTCCTGCAGGTAGATCATCTGTGGCATGGACGTGATCCTAGTCTCAGCCGAGGCCGGACTTCTGCTTGATCAGCGCGTACACCGTCAGCGACGTGGACGCCGACCAGTCCAGCGACACCGACCCGTCTGCCTGGGTGATCCGGTCAGTGTTCCCGATCGGCACGACCACGGTGGCGTTGGCGGTGCAGGTGATCACGTTGTCACCCGAGGACGCCTGCTCGAACGGCACCGAGGCGGCGGCGGCGCCGGACGCGGTGTTCCCCGACCCGCCCGCGCGGATGGTCATGGTCCGGGCCGTGCCGCCGCCGTTGGTGACGATCAGGATCAGCCCGAACGGCCCCAGCGCGATCGTGTTGCCGTTCACCGCGTCGGGGGTTGCTCCCGCTCCCTGGCTGACAGCGGCGTCGTCGGAGAGGGAAACAGGGGTCAGTGCAGTGCGTGCCGCCATGGCGGGTCTCCTTCTTGTTGGACAGGAGACCCGCTTGGGGCTCCTAGTGAATCGGGAAAGTCAGTTGACCTAGCGGCTCTGGCTCGGACGTGACGTGCGTCCAGGTCTCGCCCGTCTTGATGCGGTAGATCGTGCTGGGCGTCACGCCGAACTGAACGGCGAGGATCTCGCAGTCCTTGTAGCTGGTGCTGCCTACTAGCAACCGCTTGATCTCGCGAACCTGATCCTCAGTGAGCTTGACCTTGGGGTTGCCGGTTCCCCGTGCGCGCCGGGATATCTGCTCGACCCTTTGCGGGCTGAGGATCTTGCCCTTGTTGGACTGGCCGAGCCTGCGGCCGTGCTCCCGCAGTTCTTCTGGGACAACACCTTTCCAGCGGTTGCCGTACTGGTTGATCGCCTTCATCGCCGTTACCTGCTCGGCGGTGACGAGGTGCTTCCAGGTGCGGCCACTGCGGATCTGGTAGACCGATTCCTGCACGACGCCGAGGGACGCGCCGATCTCCCTGGGGTGCTCGCCGCCGAGCAGCCGGCGCACGATGTCAAGGACGGTCGCCTCGGTCATCTTGCCGCCGGGGTTTTGCTCGCCCTGCACACGCTCGCGCATCGCCTGCAAGCGCTCGGGCGTCATGCTCGCCCGGATGGCGACGCTCATCTTCGCGCGGGCTTCGTCGGTGTGGACGAGGCCCCGGTACGGGCTGGCGATGTCCTGCGCGATGTTGAAGGTGGGGCCTGCTGCCTTCGCGGCGTCCAGGCATCGCTGCTCGGCGGCGATCAGCAGGTCAAGGTCCGTGATGACCTCGGTCATCGTGAACGTGAACGCTGTCTCGCCGTGCTCGTTCCACGCGGCTTGCAGCAGGTAGTTGTGGTGCCGGTTGCCGCGCAGGAGCGTCCTGTGCTTCTGCCAGCGACGCCGGATTACGTCGGACGAGCCGACGTAGGCACAGCCGGTAGGCAGGCAGGTGATGTGGTAGATGCCCATCGTCCCGGCTGGCGGAAGCCACGCATCAGAGGACGGGGAAGTACGCTTGTCCATGTCGTTCCTGCGCAATCAGGTTCGGCGTTGGTGTCGCGGCGAGTGTGCAATCACTCGTCGCGACTTTTACGTTGCCCAGCGTAGCAGCGGGGACCGACAGAATCGCGGTCCCCGCTGCGTTTGCCCGGGTGTCCGTTTAGATACCCGTTGGGCGTTCCACGTAGGCTAGGGCCAGAGTGTCCGGTCTGGTCACTAGTGCCCCATATACGTGCAAACCTCTCACTGCATCACTAAAGGAAGTCTGACACTTTTGTTACTCGGCCCGGAGGCTGGGGGCGATCATTTCTGCCGCCCTCTCACGCTCTCACGTGAGGCCCGACTATATCTTCACCCGCGTGGGGTGCCACGTACATAGTCTGTGAACCTTCCCGTCGCCTTCCGGCAGGCGGGCTCGGCTGCTGATTACCCCTCTGCTGACTAGTTTTCAGGCCGTCACGCTCGGGCTTTCGCCCCACGTTGTGGCCTAGTCAGGTGACTCGGGCTTTCCAGCAATTCTCGCGGTTTTCATCCGCCCCTTGCGGGACGGCGGCCCTCAGCTATAGCAAAGGCGAAGTGCTTCCGTCTCCGTGATCTGCTCCCCATATGTGATTCCCATGGGGTGACCTGCCTGGATGGCCCAGACTCCGGTACCGGCACCGCCGGCGACGGGCTGAGGCGTCGAGTTCGTCTTGAGGATGTTGAACCCGGAAGCGGTGCCCATGAACCCGCGCTGGAAGGTCTGCGAGGCATCACCCTGCATGTCGGTGACGCTGACGAACGCCTGCGTCTGGCTGATCAGCGAGACGAACCACGGCGGGCAGGTGACGTACCTGTCCTCGTCCGGGACGTTGTTCTGATCGAGGATCACCTTGAGCGGCTCCAGCACCTTGATGTAGGCGTCGGCCGGGTCGGAGGTGCTGCCGCCATAGGGCAGCGGGGTCAGCGGAGCGCCCGTGGTTCCCAGGGTGTTGGCCGAGCCGATCGCGGTGTAGAGCCCCGCGATGTAGGTGTCGGCGGTCAAGGCCAGCTGGTACGCAGCACGGCCTTCGAGGTACGCCTGCATGTCGCCGGCGGCCTGCCTGCGGTCCACGTCATCGATGGCGAACGAGAACGAGTACGCCTGGTTGATCTGAAGCTGCATGCCGGCGTCCACGAGCGCCTGGTAGGCGAGGGTAGAGCCGATCGTGTAGGCGGAGATGGTCGGGTCACCGAACTGCGTGATATGCACGTTGTTGCCCGGCCCGCTGATCTCCCCGTCGTAGTCGTTGTTCACGACCATCGGGCTGCCGTACACCAGTTTGCGCTGGAGTGCGGCCAGGATGACCTTGGACCAAATTGAAGGTTTGAAGTTCAAAACGCTCATGGCTTTAAGTTCACTTTCTGCTAGGCTTGATGTCATGGATGAGACATGGCCCACATCGCCAGATGACCTGGTCAGGGCATACGAGACCGCCGTGGAACAGCACGGGGAAAGTCACGCCGTAACCGAGATGGCCCGCATGTACGGGGTGCCGCTCCGCACGGCCTATGGGCGCCTCGCCGTAGCAGGCGTCCGGGATATGCGGGACGTTCCGAGCAAGCCGCCACCCGATGAATTACGGGCGGTGTATGAGGCTGCAATAGCCGCGCACGGCGAGCGGGGAGCCATCCGCAAGATGGCCCTCGCGACCGGCGTGGACTACGTGACAATCCGGAAATGGCTCATCGCGGATGGCCTGCGCGCCGTCAAGCCGCGCGCAGGGGCCCCGAGGCCCATCACGGACCCATGTCCGTGCGGGGCCGTGGCCACCACCCGCTACCGGAACGAGGACCCGCCGCTGTGCTTCCGCTGCTACATGCGGCGGTATGCGTCAGATCCCGATTCGTCATTCCGGCGTGCCGGTCGGCTGGCCGTGGCCGGGGCCAAGAAGGATCAGCCGTGCGCGGACTGCGGCGGCGTGTTTCATTCCTGCGTGATGGACTTCGATCACGTCCCCGAGCGGGGCGCGAAGGTGTTCCATCTCGGTCGGGCCGACCGGAGCCTCAAGTCCATCGAGGAAGAACTGGCGAAATGCGACATCGTCTGCGCGAACTGCCACAGGATGCGCACGTGGAACCGTAGTCACGGCCAGGTCAGCGAACCTGCTTCATGAGTCGTCCGCCGATGGCCGCTTACGCTCTTTGCGTTCGCCCTGCTCCCTTCTGGTCAGAGCGAGACGGAGAGCGTTTGCGGCTGTCGGCGTCTCTGGTCAGTAACGTTTCGACTTCGGCTTGGCGAAGCCCTCGCCTGCGAACAGGCCGTTCTTCATCGCGTCCCAGACCTCGGCCGGGGACATCCGGGCGGCGTCTTCCTCGGTGAGCTGCCGCTGTCCTCCCGGTGCCCCGTTGAACTCCCCGCCAGAACGGGGAATCGTCGGAGCGGGAGGGGCGGGTGCAGCCGGGGGTGCCAGCGGATTGGCGGCCGGCACGGGAGTGATCGCGGCCTTGTAGCCCGGGTTGGCGGTCACCGCGGCCTCGATCGCCTCAGTGACCCGCGCCCCGAAGTCCTCCGCTGCCGGGTCCAGCCCGGTGACAGTGGCGACGAACGCGCGGGAATCCAGCAGGGCATTGCCGTTGACGCCGCTCGCGTAGGCGCTGCGCAGGACGGCGAGCTCAACATCGGCGGCGCGTTTCTGCGCGGCGTGGGTGGTGGCTTCGGCCCGTGCGGCGTCACGCTCGAGCTGTGCCCGCTCGGCGAGCTGCTCGGGGGTGACATCTTCCTGGGCGATGCCGAGGGCGACGGCGAGTGCCTTGTTGCGGGCCGCCTGGTCAGCTTCGGCCTTGGCTGCTGCGGCCTTCATGCCGTCGAGGGTTTTCTCGATGGCCTGCCGCTTGGCGCGCTCTTGCTTGTACTCCTCCCGGATGGCGGCGACCGTGCGTGCGGTCTTCTCCGGGTCGTCTCCTGCGGGCTGCTGCGGCTCCTGTCCGCTGGCTGGCTCGGGTGATGCTGCCGGTGTTTCTCCCGCCTGGGGAGTTGCCGGCGGCGTCTCAGGGGGCGCCGGGGTGCCTTCGGGAGGGGTTTCCGTGTCACCGGGGGCTCCGCCGGCGGCGACGTGGATGGGTAGTCCGTTCTTGCGGTAGCCGAGGAGCGCACCGGGCGCGGTCGGCAGGGTGGTCGTTCATTGCGGGTGGCCTCCAGGGCCTCGGATGGGCCGCGCCAGGCGGCATGAAAAAAGCGCACCGGGGAGGGTGCGCGGTTACGGTGTGACGATGTGGTTACGGAGGAAGCAGCAGCGGGTAACGGAAGCACCGAGCGGCGTGCGGATCCGTCACCCTGACGGCTCGGTGTCGGAATGCGCGCTGATGCGCGACCCGGACGATCAGGATGGCTGCGCGCAGTGGATAGCGGTGGTGCCCGAGGGCACCGTGGCGGGCGCCGGCGAGCACCGTCTAGAGGTTGACTACCTGCCGGCCTACACCGGCATCTCGGTCATGATGCCGGTACGGGACTAGCGGCTGCGCGTCTCCGCGAGATGCCTGCGCGCCCGTGCCTTCTCGTGCGGGGTGAGTGCCAGCACGGCACTGCGGGCGGCGTAACGCTGCCGGGCCGCGTGCGCCTGCGCCAGCCGGTCCGCCTCGCGCCTGCGTGCTGCCTGCGCCTCGGTCTCGCGGGGCCCGTCGAGCCCGGACAGATCCGCGCCGTCCGTCACGCCAGTGGCCGAGCACCGGCATTGCGGGTGGCGCCAGCCTGCGGCGATGGCTTCCTGCACGGTCCCGGCGACGGTCCCGGAGAACGCCCTGCCCCCGGCACCGAGCACCGAGAACGGGGCACCGGGCGGCGTATGCCCGGTGAGGGACACGACCTTCCCGAGCCACGGGACGCACTTCGGGCACGCCGACTCGGCCCACGCGGACCAGATCAGGATCAGGTCCCCGCCGTCAGCGGTGAGGCGGTCGTACAGTTCCGCGTCGGTGAGGCTGGACACGGCGGTGCGGACGGCCATCTCCACGTAGGCGGTCAGGTCCCGGCGCCGGCCTGATGCGTCCGTGAACCCGGTGATCCCCCGCGCGGCGTCCCGGGACAGGGCCTGCTGCGCGGCTGCGAGGCGGACGGGGAGGCTCCCGGAGTCCGGGACGGCTGCCATCACCTGCCGGAACAGGCTGCGGGTGTCCTCGTAGGCCGTGCGCCCTGCCGCATTGACCATCCCGGAGAGCGTCGGGTACGAGGGCAGCGGCGCGAGGTCACCCGGGACGGGGACGTGGGCGCGGGGACTGATCCCGGCGGCGATGAGGATGGCGATGGTGCGGGCTATCGCGGTGGCGATGATCGCGGCTGCGAGGGATGCGAGCCTGCGGGCTGCCTGCGCCGCTGCCGTGGCGGCTGCCTGCTGCCGGCGTTTGCGCCATGCCTGCTGCTGGCGGGGGTTCATCCCGCGCGGAGGGGGCGCCGTGGCGATCGAGGATGCGGTGACGGCCTTGCGGACCGCTGAGGCGAGCGCGGCGAGGAGGGCGATCTCCGCTGCCGCCCAGACGGCGGCGATGGCGACGGCTACGGACAGGGCGCGGATCTCACGCTGCCCGCCCGGGTCAGCTACCGGAGCCACCCTGCGGGCTCGGCTTCGGGTCAGACGGGAACTTCTCCGGGGCGTTGTCAGAACCACTCCAGCCAACGCCGAAAGCGGTAACGAGGGTATCCACGCCAGCACGATCGCGGACGGTGCCGCCGCCGGACAGGACGCCCGAAGTGCGCGGCGGCTGCTTTGCGCCGGCGGTCTTGTGGGGACGGCCGGCCTTCGGGAAAGCCTTCTGTGCCATGTCAGACCACCTTTCCGGGCAGGGGTGCGTGCCCGTTGCCAAGCTTCGTGATCTTCGCCGAGTGGTTGCGGAGGTTCGTCAGCGCCGTGTTCACCGCGCCGCGGATGTCGGACTTCGACGGCACCGAGGGGGAAAGGAGCGTGGACAGTTCCCCGAGCGGCGGCTGCCCCAGCAGCGGCGAGCGGCAGGTGATGAGGATCAGCCACCCGATGCCCGTCTGGCCGCCCTGCTGGATCGGGGACCAGCTAATGCTGTAGCCGTAGCTTTCCGGGTCCAGCGCCAGCGCCTCGATCGCCTCGGCTACATGGGTGCGGACCTCTACCGAGAGGTCTACGGGGCTCATCAGTACCTCGGGGGACGGTCGCCGGGGACGTGACCGGACTCCTCGGCGCGCTCTGGCCAGTGCCAGGAACCGCCCTGCCGCTGCGACGGGTCATCGTCGTCATCGAAGACGGAGCCGCCGAGCGCGAGCGGGCGGTGGAACGTGCCGGCGGGGTTCATCACGAACAGGCCGACCGTGTGATCGTCGCTAACCTCGGTGACGACTGCGGCGATGCACTCCGATGCGTACTTCTGGGTGCCGTCCGGGAGCACTGGCGAGCCTTCGCTCACGTAGTGAACCGCGCGGCTGATGCTTGGCTTCATCAGTAGACCGTACCGCCTGTAGTCAGCCCGAACGGAGAGTAACCGCCGTACGCGCCGTAGGGGATCACGGGATCAGCGGGACCTGCCGACTGGGACCTGGTTGCGGGCGCGTTGGAATTGGTGCCCACGGTGGCGCTTACCTGCTTGTCCATGTCGGGGGTGAAGTTCCCCGGCTGGATCTGCGCGGACTTCACGCATGACTTCACGTGCCGCGCGGCCTTCAGCGGCAGCCGGGCTGGCAGCGAGGACTTGCGGGGGGCCTTCACGCCTCAGTCCCCGTCGTAGTCGCCATCGGAGTCCGGCCATCCCGGCGACGACGGCCCGCGAAGCGGCGGCTTCCCCGACGGGGTGGACGGCGAGTCGCAGTTCTCCCACGACGTCGGGCCAGTGACCACGGCAGGGCGGGTGTGAGCGGTCAGGGACACGTTCGTCTCCCCTGCGCCGACAGTGCCGGGGGTAGCCGACGCGCGGCCGGGGTTGCGGAGGCCGGACGGGGCCTTCGTGGAATCCGGGGCGGCTGCCTGCCTGCGCTGCGCCGACGTGGGAGTCAGGCCGTTGCCGAAGTGGGTCGTGACCGGCTTTGCCTTTGCCATGATTCAGCCCTTCTTGCTGTCATCGGGGACGGGCTCCAGCATGTAGGTCCACATGCCCGGCCCTTCGGGGCGCACATCCGTCACGCGGTAGGCGCACGAGCCGCCGCCGGCGTGGGCGATGCTGACCACCTGGTCAAGCTCGTACATCTACTTGCCCTTCTTCTTGCTGCCGCCCTTGAGGACGTTCTTGGCGAACCTGGCCTGAGATGCGGCCTTCGGGCCGTTCTTGCCGGCGAGCGCCGCCGCCATCTTCGCTGCCGGGATCGGCTGGTCAGGAGGGACGCCGAGGGACTTGTGCAGGCCGCCCTTCTGGAAGCTCACAGCGGGCTTGCCGCCCTTGGCCGGGATGGTTTCCTTGCCGCTGGACTTCGGCGGGGCTGCCCTGCGAGCCGGGCGCTGGACCGCGGGCTTAGCGCGGGAGACCCTGCCGGATGCCTGCTTCGGTGCCATGCGCGTCCCCTTACTGCCCGCTTGAGTCCTGGTCGGCATCCGAGGTTGCCGCGTCCTGCGACACCTGCGACCCGATATCCGTGGCCCCGACAGCACCGGGGATCTCCCCCAGCTCCTGGCCGAGATCCTCGCCCGGCGTCGTGGACAGGGAGATCCGCGCCCGGCTGAGCATGTCCAGCGACACCTCGTCGTAGATCCGCTGCACTTCCATCGCGACCTTCTCCGGGGACCAGTCCGGGTGCACCATCGCCACCGCGGTCTCCACCGACGCCGCCTTCCGCGCCCCGCAACGCCGAGACCGTCTGCGCGAGCTCCAGCTGATCCGGCTGCACCACGTCCGGGAACTCGACGTCCGGGCGCACCGGGGTCGATGTCCATGTGGAACACGGACTGCTCGATGGACATCAGGCCGTAGAGGATGTCAGCGAGAGCAGGCCGCCAGTACGTGATCTTCTTGCCGCGCGTGGTCAGGGACTTGCGCTCCCGGGCCACGACTTCCGTGGCGGTCTGCGCCACGTCGCCCTGGATGCCGAGGGTCTGCCCGGAGTACCCCGCCATCTGGATGATCATTTCCATCATCGAGGAGACGGTCTGCTGATGCGCCTGCCAGCGGATGTCGAACTGCTGGGCCATGATCTGCTGGCCCATCGTCCCCTCGCCGGACACCATCGCGGCGACGGGGACGAAGACTTCGCGCTCAGGCTCGAAGATGCCGCCCTTGCCGCGGCCGATGTTGTCGATGTAGCTGGACGGGACGATGAGGCGGGCCTTGCCGAGGCGGATGTCGCGCATCCATGAGCCGTACGCCTCGTCCAGGGCGTCCAGGTCCGTCTCAAGGCCGCTGTAGTCCGACCGGCCGAGCGGGGCGGTGTGCGGGCCGAGGTCACGCCAGATCCGGTTGGGCCGCATGTTCGGCACATACACGACCGTGGAGGCGTCTTTGGGCTGGTCGGGGAACGTGATGGCGTTGCCCTCGGTGGTCATCTGCGCGTACGGCGCGGTCTCCCAGAAGTCGCCCAGCGGCGCCTGGGTGCCGATCTTGTCCTGCTCGCCGACGTAGACGCCGTGCAGGATCGCGTTCCGGCCGGGAATGTGCTTCTCCAGGTGCCGGATGACGGTCTTGCCCTCATCGCGCAGGACCGTCCAGAACGTGACCGCCACGAGCTTGCTGCCACGGAACTCCGGTACGGCGGCGTCGGCGGGAACCAGGTCGATCCACGGGTGATCACTGACGTCGGTGTCCCAGGTGACGCGCAGGTACACGCCGCCCATCGCCGCGCAGTGCTCGGCGCCTTCGAGGAACGTGGCGTGCGTGCCGTCGTCGACTAGCCCGGTGAGGTAGTCCTGGCCGCCGGCCTCATGCTTGAGCGCCGGCGGCTGGGAGAACAGGAGGCTCGCCGAGGATGAGGCGATGTCACCGGCCAGGGGCAGGTGGATGTTGTTCCTTTTCTCCCCTGGCGGGGTGGCGATCCCGTGATACCAGCGGCGGACAGACCCTAGCAAACCACCGCGATACTGGCCAGGGCGCGGTGTCGGCAGGCCGGGCTCGCCGGTAGTCGCAAAGTAACTACGGGCGATGGGCGAGTCGCCGCCCAATGCGTAGTATGTGCGCATCAAAGCGTCACAATCGCCGCCCCACCATGCGGCCCAGCACTTCATGTCCCACAGGATCGGATCCCAGACGGGCGGCGGCCAGGCCCCCTCTGGGTTCTGGGGCAATCCGCGCGCAGGTCCCGGCCCGAGGGCCAGCGGGATCCGCATCTTGTCCCGGTCGTCGGTGAAGGGCATCCCCACGCAGCCCACCCCCGAGTTCGGACATCAGTTTGGCGCCCTTACTGCGGTTGCAGCACTACCTCAACCCTGACGCGCCGCTGATCCCGCACGATCATGACGGCGTGCCCTGCAAGTACGTGCCGTGACCAATGCCTGGTCACCAGACCGGATTTGAACCGGCGTTTCCCAAGACGGGGGCCATTCCCGCGCCCGTGAAGGCGGGTTCGGGAGTTACGCGCGCACTCCGCTGGGGACTCGATCCCCGCCGCTCAGGGTGCCCTGGGCCGCTAGACGACTGGTGACCGGGCGATGTCAGCTTACGGGCGACGGCTCATCTCGCGGCGGCAAGGTGCCGCTCCGGTCATAGCGGTGCGCTGTCTCCAGCACCGTGGACCAGCCGAACTGACGCCCCCGGTTCACGATGGCGATGGGGTGCGGGCCGAGTAGCTGGCGCACGGCGTCTTCCTGCCATTTCGTCAGCTCGATCAGATCGCCGCGAGGCGTCCAGCCCTTCATGCGGCCAGCCGGCCCTTATGCGGGCACTGGCTCGCGCGACGGCTGAACGGGCTCCCGGGCCGGCTGGGCCGGCTGCTCGACGGGCTCGCTGAGCGGCTCGCTGTGAATGATCTTGCGCGGCTCGCCGATGTCCACGGCGCCTCCTAGTAAAACTCGGGCTCGGGTTCCGGCGGTGGCACCGCCAGGCGCCCGGTGTCCGGCGGGTACTCGGCCAGGAGGGATTCCTCCGGGAGCACCGGCACATCGTAGCGGCGCCCCGCCGCCTCGACGGCCCGCAGATGCTTATCCTCCGAGGGTCGCACGAGGGCGATTACCCGCGCGTACTGGGCACGGAACCCGGCGTCGTGCACCACTATCCGGCCTTTGGCCTCGATCACGCCCCAGGGAAGATGCTTATCCACCCGTGACGGGCTGCCGGCCGCGTACAGGCCGCAGCCGTGACCATAGCTACCCTGGCAGGCGTCCTGCGCGGGGACGACGGTGCAGGATATGCACTCCGCCTCGGCCCATTCGCCGGGTGCCCAGACGAAGGAGTTAGCCGATGACAGGTACCCGCTGCGGCCGGCGGTCCAGAATCGGTAGCCGCGCAGGGTATCGATCGTCATCTCGGCCGGCAGCGCGCCGAACAGCGGCCCTTCCCATGACGTGCCGTCCGGGTTGATGCGGCGTAGCACGCCGTCCCTGAGCCGGCGCTTCATCTCGTCGGTCATCGTCGTGATGTCGTGGGCGAAGGTGCCGCCGTTCTCGCCGAGGAACCAGATCATCTCACCCATGCGCGGATGCTACCGGGAGTCACCACGCCGCGTCGGCGGTCCGCTCACGGCCTGAGGGGACCATGTAGCTGTTCATGTGCCACTCGACGGGCCGGGCGTTCAGCGGGACTTTCAGGCCGGCCCCGGTGACGCAGTGCTCCAGGCCGGGGCGTTCCGGTACTTCCTCGTCCTGCCGCAGCGACGGGCGGATGCAGGAGACAGCCTGCATCATGGCCATCGCCAGGTCGTCATGGCCCGCTCTCGCGGGGACCGCGATCCGCACCGTGCCGGAGTCCATGGCCTCGAACTCCAGGGCGCGGAGCTGGCGCAGCAGCTCGGGCTCGCGGGGGATGACCAGCCGGCCCTTGCTGCATCATCATCTTGATCTTCCCGAACCCGGACTGCTTGCGCCGGGCGTCCGTCCAGACCGCGCTGACAACCGTGGATGATCCCTGCCGGAACAGGCGGTCACGGAGCGTCTCGGTCGGGGCCGCGCCCACGCCGTTGCACTCCGAGGCGCATATAGCCATATTATAGGCCAAAGCGATCTCTGTAGATCGGTCAACCCACGCCGAATATTGACATTTGTAGCGGTACTCCAGCCACGGCACGAAGTAGGCCAGTTCCCGGCCGTTCAGGCCCCCGTCATCCAGCGCGGCGACCACGACGGCGGCCTGCGCGTCCTGGGAGTAGGCCCAGTCCAGGCCCATCGCGGCACCGAACGGGCGGAGGGTGCGGCCCTGCTCGGAGTCGTACGGGCACATGAGGTTCATGGCCTCGGGGGAGATCAGGTCGTAGTCGGCTACCGAGTCCATGATCTCGGCCCCGGAGAAGAACGTGCCCTGATCCGATGTCCAGATCGCGAGGTACTCGCGGTTGAAGTACTCGGAAGTTTCGCGCTTGCGGATCTCCTCGAGGAGGGCCTCGTCCACCATCGGCGATGCGGTCGATGGCCAGTGCCACGACTCGTACATCACATCGGGGGAGTCCATGCCCCGCTGCCAGAGTTTCCGGTACCAGTGGTCCGCGCCGCCGGCCGGGGACGAGACGGCGATGATGCGGGAGCCGGGCCGCGCGATGACGGACGGCTCGGCGCCGCGGAACACCTCTGTGTCCACCCAGCCCGACTCGTCTATTATGAGTAGATTTACGGCATTTCCACGTATCTGCTTCTGCGAAGCCGGGACGCTCTTGATCTGCGATCCGTTCGACAAGATCATCAGCGCGGACTGGTCCTCCACGACCGAGGACACCAGCAGCGGCGCCGACACCAGCGCAGCGCACTCGGCCAGGAGGCGCTTGGCGGCATCCTCGCCGGCGGACACGATGAGCGTCAGCGAGCCGGGCACGGAGAACGCCTGGTGCAGCGCCAGAACCGCGAGCAGCCTGCTCTTCCCGACCTGGCGCCCTGCGCATATCACGCGGTACCGGGCCTTCGACCTGGCTACCGAAGCCTGGTGATCCCACAGCGGGGCGCCGCACAGAACGCGGGCGAACTCGCACGGGTCGCGGACAGCGCGCAGGAGATCGCGGGTGTCCACTGCGGTTACGGCCATCACACCGCCCGGTGATATACGAGCCGCGAGCGGAGCTATCACATCGGCGCTAGACCTCAAGTACCAGGGAGCCGGCGAGGAGTTCGGCTTCAGGATCTTCCGTCCCGTGGCAGACCGCTACGACGAGCCATCCACCACGCCGCCGGATGCCAGAACGGGACCATCCCCGGCACCCAAGGCTGGTGCAAGTGAGCACGCTGCGGTTTGAGATCCGCACTGACGGCGCCAGCAGGTGGCGGCAAGCCGGCCTGCTCGCACCGGGTGACCAGGAAGGCAGCGTGAGCGACACGTCCGCAGGCAACTGGCGAGACGTGATCATGTTCGCGTGCCACGGCGGCTACTCGGTGATCCGCCGCTCAGCCGGCGGGGCTGACTGCGAAATCGGCCCGGATCGCGTCGTCATGACGTACGGAATCGAAGAACTCGCGCGCCTGCGAGCCGGGGAAGCCTTCGAGCTAGATGCCGTCTCGCCCGGCGGGATCAAGTACCGCGCCCGGTGGACGCACATCAGATAAACCCGCAGGTCAGCCCGTCTCCCCGTCCTGCGCCATATCCGCCATCAACCTCGCGATATCCGGCGCCGCCCCCGCCATCTGCGCCCCCATCTTCACCGCAGCAGCAGGAGTCAGCCCGCAAACCGCCAGGCTGACCTGAGCCGCCGCATCCAGCTTCCGCAACTGCTCAATCGGCGCGCTAGTCCCCGGCTTCGGCGGCTCGATCTGCATCTCCACCGGCATCCCCGCCAGATGGTCATACATCATCTCCGCCTGCGCCACCCGCCGCGCCGCGATCCGCAGAGCAGGAGTAAAAAGCGGGGATCCGCAGCATGTCAGGAGCCTGCGCCGCACCTGCAGGCGACAGCAGCTCAGACAGCACTTCCTCAGCCCTGGGAGCCACCCTCGCCGGGACTCCACACGCCGTGGGTCACCGCCAGGTCATTACCCGGCGCAAACGGCTCTTCGGGCCTTCGGGTTCGGAGTCCAGCCTTCACGGCCCCGCTTCGACTTCCTGCCAGCCATAGGATCACCGCCCTGACCTGGGGCTTCCATGATCATCCGACAGTATCTGAAAACTGCGTGGATGCACAGGCGCACCACGCTGCGTACCTGCATGATCATCTACCCCGGGTGGGGGGTCTACACCGTAGGTCACAGGATAGTCACGCACTTTACATAAAAGTAATTATCGGCATCCGCGGCATTATCACGCCCTGACCTGCGGTTATGCCGTCATCACATGGTCTTGCCGCGCAGTGGCGGGCGTCCGGTTCTGGCCATGCGCAAAGCATACCAGTTGGGGACTACGGGAAGTGGTCCCCGAAGCTCCCACGGAAAAAGTGTCGCGACTTCCGGGGTTGCGCTTGTTCCGTAGTACCTAACTCCGCTACGGTCAGGGTCATGAAGATGAGCGAAGCAGCATGGCAGCGGACGATGGAACTAGCGCGCACGGCACGACTGGGCGCTGCGGAGATAGCCGGTCTCGCGATCGGGTGCCCGCGTCACGGCAATGCCTCAATGGACTGGGACGGCGCCGGGGTGTTCTGCAGCCGGTGCGACATCGAGCACACGATGGCGAAGCGCGACGCGATGCAGGACGCACGGCAGGCAGCGCTTGACGCGCTGGCAGCGGAGAACGGGATCGAGCGCGGGGATGAGCCGGACGGGCGGCGTGCGGCCGTGCGAGCGGAACCTGCTCGGGTTCTGCCGTACCTGCGGCATCGACATGGCGGCGGCGTCATGACGTACGTACTCGGATTCGCCATCGCCCACGTGGTCGAGTTCTTCCCGCGCGGTCATCACCTGTACGAGGTAGCGCGGTTGCGCAACGGCCTGACCGAAACGCTGCGCGTCAGCCGTCTGCGCAGGTGGTAGCAGTGATCACCGCGCGCAGGATCAGCCGGTCAGCGCAGGCAGCGATGCCGCGCTGGCTGGTGATCGCGTTCGCGGCCTGCCTCGTGATACCGGGGCCGTTCGATGAGATCGGGGCGCTCCTGCTCACCGGGGCGCTCTGCGCAGTACAGCCCATCCGCGCCCGTCGTGCCGCATCGGCATGGCGCGGCGGCAAGTCCCACCGTCACAACTAGCCAGGGGAGACCAAGTGAGCATCACCGCGACGAAGACGTACGAGCCGCGAATCGGCGACAAGGTGCGCGTGCGGCGCTTCGTCCAGCCGGGCCTGCGGGGAAGCCACCCGGAGCGCGAACTGCAGGGCGAGTGGACCGGCACGGTCACCAGCGAGTGGGGATGCAGCCTCGACGCGGACGCCGGGGAGTACCTGGATTTCGGCTACGTCTTCCTCGGGGGCAACCCGGCAGACGGCACCTGCTCGTACCTCGTCACCGAGGTCGAGACCGTTCAGCCGTAACCGCAAAACCTAGCCAGGGGAGCAACGCAATGACGCAACTGCTCATCACGCCGAGGGGCACCGATACTGGCGCGCCGGCCGCAGAATGGGAACCGGCCACGCAGCCAGAACCCGTGCCGCAGAGGTTCACGCCCGACCTGCGCGCCGCTGACCCGATCATCACCGGCGCAATGCTGCTCAACGAGGCGCACGCATTCCTGCGCAGGTTCGTCGTGTTCTCCAGCCCGGCCGAGCACGTGGCGGCCACGCTGTGGCCTGCGCACACGCACGTTACGGACGCTGACCGGGTACTCGCGGTCGATTCAACGACGCGCCTGATAGTCGCCGGGGAGAAGGGCAGCGGCAAGACACTGCTGATGAAGCTGGAACTGCTGCTCTCCGCGCGGGGTAAGCGGATAATCGCCCCGACCGGCCCGGCGCTGGCCCGGCTCATCAACCAGCTGCGCTGCACTCTATTTGTGGACGAAACGGACCTTTTGTTCGGGAACGGGGCCGACGCGAAGATGGTACGCGCCATCCTCAACTCAGGATGGCAGCGCGGCGAGGTCATCCCGCGCGCCAACGGCGACTTCGAGACCTTCGCGCCCGCCGCTGTCGCCGGCCTGGCGACCGTGCTGCTCGGCAATCCGCACCTGGACACGCTGCGGGACCGCTCCGTGATCATCCACATGGCCAAGCCCGAACCCGGATCGGAGCCGAAGATCTACCGGCCGCGACGTGACGCGCCGAGCGGCGAGCGCATCGGCGCGGCGCTGGCCGAGTGGGGCAGCACCCATGCCGCCGAGATCGCCAGCGCATGGCCGGAACTGCCTGACGGGCTCGTCCTGCGCGGCGCCGAGAAGTGGGAGACCCTGATCGCGGTCGCAGACGTGGCAGGGGGACACTGGCCCGAGACAGCCCGCGCCGCGTGCCAGGAGATGACCATGGGCACCAGCATGCGCGCGTCGGTGCTGCCGCCCCGGATGCAGCTACTGCTGGACCTGCGCGAGGTATGGCCCGAGGGCAGCGATGAGATGCGGCTGGTAGACCTCGCGCCGCTCATCACCCGCCGGCCGGGCGCGTGCCACGGGTGGACGTCGGTCATGTTCGTCCGCGAGGCGCCAGGACTGCTGCAGATTGATCCCGTGCGCGTCACTGCGGGCGGATCGGCGAGCCAGGGCTACACGCTGGCCGACCTGCGGCCAGCGTGGGACGAGATGCTGCCGCCCGAGCCGCAGTCCTAGCCGCTACCGGGGCCGTCCGTCATCCTCGCGATGGCGGGCGGTTCCGTGCGTGCGGAACCGACGCCAGCCCTGCACATAGACGGGCACCGACACGGCAGTGATAGCGAGGAAACCTAGCTGCCTGGTAGCGATATCGTACGGGCACCAGAGAGCTTGCGAGGCGATGGCCAGCAGCCAGCCAGACGGGCGCTTACGGGCTATCAGCCACATTGAAGCCAGGGTGAGAGCGGCGAGGACCGCAGAGCCGGCCAGGAGCAAGTCAGACGCGGCGCACCAGGAACACGATCAGCAGGATGACCAGGATCAGGACCAGCAGTCCGCCGCCGATGAACATGGGGGTTTCCTCTCAGGCCGCGATGCTCGCGAAGGTGCGGCGGGCGCGCTTGCGGGTCCGGTACTCGGCCTTGGCGAGTGCCACGGGGTCAAACAGGGACCGGCCGCGCTCATCCTTGCCGGCCTTCGCGAGGAAGCCACGGCATACCCAGGCGCGGATGGTGGACTCGCCGACGTGGCAGAGCTCGGCGGCCTGCGCGGTGTCCACGAGGCCGTCCGCGCGGGTAATCAGCACCAGGAAACAACCCCCCCAATGCGAAAACGCCCGCCTCCAGCACATTTGCTGGGGCGGGCATGCCTGTCGCCGGACACCTTGAGGCTACATGTAACACCAGGCACGTACAACACTGCGACGCGCTCACGCCACGGCTGATCTCGCGGCTTTCGCCCGGTCGAGTTCAGCGATACTCATGGTGGCGGCGTAAAGCTGCGTCCATGACCGGTACTCCTGGGTGGTCATCAATCTGCCGCACGCCCGGCACTCAGCTTCGTAGCTGCTGCCTTGCCGCCGCTCCAGCATCAGCAGGTCGCACGCAGGGTCCGGGCACGGCACGTCAAGGCGCTCGGTCATCCTGGTCTCGCCGAGCACGGAGCGGGCGCGGTAGTGCAGGGCGAGGATCTCCGTGCCCGCGTCAGCGCCGGACAGTTCGACGGTCACTTCCGCGTAGCCGCCGATCCGGTTGGTGTGCCCGTGGCAGCCTTCGGGGATCTTCCCGAGGTCATGCAGGGAGAAGCTGCGGGACATCGCGCCGGCGGGCAGTTCGAGCAGGTCGTCAAGGTGGGCGGCGAGGGTGCGGCACATCCGCTGCACCTGCCTGCCGTGATCGGGGCGCAGGTGGCCGTCCTGCGTGTCGGGCTCGGCGAGGCGCCGCGCGGTTCTTACCCGCTCATCCCAGGAGGCGAGGACGTCCAGGTACTCGCGGAGGATGGCGTCAATGTCGGCCCGCAGCGGCAGCGGGGCGGAAGCGCCCTTGATCGTGACCTTCTCGCCTGCCTGCCCCTTGCTGCCGAGTTCCTGATGCAGGCGCACCCACAGTTCCGGGATCTCGCCCAGGTCGCGGTACACCTTGTTGCGGCACTTCTGGCAGTACGCGGCATAGCAGAGCGCGGGTGACGTGACGGTCTTCCCGTCCGTGACGGTCGCGGTAGAACCGGAGCACCAGGGGCCGCGGGCGCACGGATGCTGGCCGGCGTTGCGGGACGGGACGGGCTCGCGGGCAGGCTCGCGGGTGCGCAGCCGCTCGCTGGCCTCGAACGAGTACTCCCAGGGCTTACGGGCCATAGCGTCACCCCTGCGACTCGTGGGGGAAGGATGAAGCTATCTTGCACTAGCGGGGAGGGTCAGCCGTACGCGACTGGCCTGTCACCTTCGGGGAGCAGCATTTCCGGGCGGGGGGTGAGGGGCATGGAGGGCTGCGCTACTGCCGGGCGGGGAAGGCGGTCACGCGGGCTGCAAGCTCGGCAGCGGCGGGATGATCCCGGCGAGGAACGCGGCCGGCTCGGCCGTGAAGTGCGGCGCGGCATCGCTCACCCAGCGGGAGCGGATGGCCGGCGTGGTGATCTCCTCGCCAGTGCGCTTGTGGATGTAGGTCACGTCCTCCTCCGAGGTAACGCGCCGGCAGATCCGGCCGCGCTTCGCGCCGCCGGGGTAGTCGTTCCAGTTGATGCCCTTCTCCGACCAGAGCAACTCCTGCATCTGGCCGCCGTTCAGGCCGTGCAGGCTCTTGTGTGAAAAATGCTCCTGCGCGGCCATGCTGACTGAGTTGCGCACGCAGTCTCGCTGCCGCCACAGGAAGTAGTTGGCGACCTCAACAGCGGACGGAATGGTGAACACGCGAGCGTCGAAGGTGGCCATGAAGTTTGGCAGCGAGTCCACCAGCGAACGGTGCGACGCCGCAGCCCGGTAATTGAACTCCACCGTCGCCACGCTCGCCGCGATGGACGCCATCTTCTGCACGGTGCCGCCGAACCACGGCTCGGTGTGAACCGAGCCAAAGTCCGTTACCAGCAGCGAGATCTCATCGCTCTGCGCATAGGAGAGGACCGTCCCGGTGACTTCCTTGCACAATGCGGCGGCAACCTCGTCCATCGCGGCGATGAACTCGTAGTCGAACGGCTTGGCCGCGCGGCGCAGAAGCGAGTGGAACGCCCGGCCGTCAACGCGGATGATCGTGTAGGTCCGCTGCGGCAGGACGTAGCGCGTCGCTGCCTCGTAGAGTTTCATGCGGTCGCCGAGGGCCGAGCTGTCACTGCTCACGCGCCCATCGTCCCATCTGCTGCTGACGTTCCGGCCACGCCTGTCATCCTCTCGCGGCTATCAGGGAGTGAGGGGGGAACGGCTCAGCGCTGCCCGATTGACACGACGGTACGGCCGCGCTTGGCCAGCCGCAGTGCTCCCGCGGCCTTCTCCGTGGACACGTGAAGGTCGCGCTTAACCCTCGCCTGCGACACGGAGCCGTACTCGTCCAGCATGGCCGAGACGTGAGGCTCAAGGTCGCCCGCAGACATGCTGCGGGACTTGCTCGCGGCGAGCCTGAGCGCCGGGCCGGAGCGTGCTTCGGGGCGTGCCTGAGGGCTGGCAGCAGGACTTGCCTGGGGGGCGGTCTCAGGCGCGCTCCGGGCGATGTCCGCGGCAGCCTCGGAGTCGGCCTTGCTGGCGAGCGCGGGAAGGTTCAGCTCACGGAAAACCCAGGTGCGGACGGTCGCCTCCCAGCCGCCCGTAGCGCCCACTGAGACCTTGAGCGTGACGGCCTCGCGGACTTCATCGGCAAGCCGGCCCGAGAGGATCTGGCGGCGCAGCAAGGATGGCACGCGGTAGCGCCAGAGCAGCCCGCGACGGTCCCGGCACAGGTCGATCGCGTGCTGCCGCGCGTCGGCCAGCGCCAGCGCCAGCCGCTCGGCCGCAGGGTCCGCGGACAGGCGCCGCACCATCACCTTGATGAAGACCAGGTAGCCGAAGAACGCGACCACCGCGAGCCCGTGGGAGACGGTGCCGGGCACGCTGCCCCGGCCGGCGTACACGTTCAGCAGCAGCGAGAGCGCCGCGAACGTGGACAGGTAGCAGGCGCAGAACACCTTGACGCGCCGCGGCGGCTTGTCCCGCAGGTCCAGCAGCAGCCATCCGAGGTAGGAGCCGAGGCCCGATCCCTCGCCGAGCACGATGACGGTCCAGGCCAGCCAGCCCCACCAGGGGGCCACCACATGGTTGACGGTGACGAAGATGTCGGTGAATCCGAGGATGGCGACTGCCCCGCCGAGCGCGCCGCAGGCGACGCCGAGCGCGATCTCGAAGCCAGTCCAGTCCTTGCGCGCGGTCATCTCGCCATCCTCGGCTTACGTGGTGATCGGGTGAGGGGTTTCCGGCCGTTTCGCGGCTGGTGAGACTGGGGAGCCATCACTGCACCGTGACGATGATGTCGCAGCCCGCAGCGGCTTCGTTGTTCACGACGCCCGGCACGATGGGGGGCCCGCTGAAGTTCACCACGAGGGAGTGATAGACGCCCGGCTTAGTGCCCGCCGGGACTCTGACCCACAACGGGATCCAGGCGTGCTGGCCCGGCTGGAGGCTGACCGGCATCAGGGTGCCGCTGATCCACGACGGCGGCAGGACGTGGCCGCAGAACGGCTCGTCGTTCTGGATGCGCAGCTCGGCCGACTCGGTGCCGGACCCGTTGTTCTCCACGTAAACCTTGGGCATGCGGTAGAGATGGCCGGGAATCACGGGGTGCCCTAGTTGTTCCGGGTTGCCCTGGATCGCCGCCCCGTTAGTGCCCCCGGGGATGAAGTCGGAGTACTCTGCGTTGATACCACTGCTT